ATGGGACATTGCAATTATAAATATGATGAAATAATGCTCATCAAAAATAAACCATCAGAAGGCAAAACGCTAAATATTACATTTTGCTTTGATAATAATTTTGCGATGCCATGCGGTGTAGCTATCACATCTGTGATAAAAAACAACCCAAACATAAACCTACATTTCCATCTATTCTCTGAGGATGTTAGCGACGATAGCTTAACCCGATTCTCTAAAATAAAGGGAGATAACGTGTCGCTCACTGTGTATAAGATACATGGTGATATGTACATAAATGAAAAGACATTAACTCAAGGATTATCTAAAGCAACATGCTTAAGATTCCTTGCACCCGAAATTATTGATAGTTCCATTGAAAGAATCCTTTACCTCGATGGTGACATGATATGCTTAGATAAGCTTGATGGATTGTTAGACCTAAATCTAGAAAATAGAATTGCGGCAGTTGTTGAAGATTTAGCGGTAACACAAAAAAAATATGAACTGCAGACTCACTTACCCCCTATAGATAATTATTTCAATGCAGGGTTCATGTTTATAAACACTATTGAGTGGAAAAAAAATAATATCACCGAACATTGCTTTGAAATGATAAACAACGGTGCTATCTATAAATTTGCTGATCAAGACGTATTAAATATACTACTTAATAATAAGAAGCTAGTTTTAGCTCGTGAATATAACAGAATTATAACTCTAACACCGTTAAAGTTATTGGATTCAGAATTCGAATTCAATAGCATTATTATTCACTACACTACCGAAAACAAGCCATGGTATACAATTTTTGAATCAAGGATTTTTTCAAGATATTTTAATGCATCACCTTGGTCTGATTTCCGTTTAGACGAAGCGCCAACAGCCACTGCCTTTAGACTTAAGGCGAAGAAATATCTAAAGGAAAATAATTATATTTCTTACATTAAATACTACCTCCGGTATTTAATTAAAAAACATCAAAACTGATATAGCGCAAATAAAATGATAGCTAGCCAATTGCTCTGGCTAACTATCATTATGTACGACTATGCAATACTAGGTTCTTGTGGCCAATCAACATCCGGCGCTTTACTTGTGTCCACACGACTTAATAACACACGGTACTTACGCCAAGCCTTCAAGCTCTCAACCTCAAAATCCGTTGCCATTTCTAAATCAATCGCATCCTGTAACGTGTTTATACCGTCTGTTGCGAGATTTATCCGCTCTTTATGTTCGCGTACCGCCGCCTCGATATGAAAGTCTTTCTCTGCCTGTGTATCCCTTACCCACTCTGCACCATCCCACAAATCAAAATCACTGGTCGGTGCTTTTTCAGTAGTATCGATAGGTACATCCCCCAGCGCATATATTTCCTGCACTTGACGGCTTTGGGTGTTCCAGCGAATTTCACCTCGATGATCAGCAATGTATTGCCAAGCGTTTGTATCGACATCAAACACTAACGCAAAACCCGCTTTTACCTTTGGCGGTTTAATATTAGTACAGTGGGCAGGTAATCCTGTATTTGCAGGAACAAAGCAATCTCCCACCCCAATCAGTTCGTTGGTATCAGAGGATAAGTTGTAGATAGTTAACGTCTGGTCTTCATTCGAAAATTTGAAAGTAGTCATTACGCAAGCCTCACAATATAGTTATAAGCGATGTTTTTTACGGTGTTCTCTGGGTTGCCTGCGGCATTTACCGTGATGGTGTGACCATGAGCACCTAGGGCAACGGTATGGCTATGTGCGCCAATCGCTACCGTGTGGTTATGTGCACCTATGCCGACCGTATGCGCATGATTACCGGCGTTTTTCGTATTGATATTAAATAACCGGTTATTGATATCACCACCGGCGAAAGCATTATTATCAGCATCTCCAGCCGATCCGTTAGTACCGTGAACGTGGTCACCAGTGGTATTAGTCGTCTTTGTGCCATAGTCAAAGGTGCTAACGGTTTTGGTGCCGTAATCAAAACCACTGGTGTTTTTAGTGCCTAAGTCGGTATTTGAAGCACTGGCGCTGTGGTTATGGGATTTAACGCCGTCTTGCTCTTGCGATAACACGGCGCGACCGCTGGCTGGTTTGCCTTTGATTGTCCAGCCACGCATATCAGGGATAACACCAGACGGGTAAGCAATTGCTAAAAGTCGATAAACATTTTTATCAAACGTTTGCCCTTGCATCAGTGCATAGAATGGTGGCGCTGAATCTGACGGCCACGGTATAGGCGAACCTACTGGAAAACTATCTTGCGGTGTCCACGCAGTCCACGCACCATCCATATACTGGCTACGGGTATAAATGCGGCTGCTGTTATACACGCGATATTCTTGTGTGGTACCCGCATTCTTGTAGACAAGCAACGTACCAGCCTGCGCCTCAGGATAGTTCAGCGCTAGCGAGCTATTTGCGTTTGCCGTTTGATAATAGATACCCGGTGTCTTTAAATCATTCAGGTTTTGATTGGCACCGATACCAAAGGACTGACTATCAAAAATATCTGCTGAAGTCACGTTGATATCTGCACTCAACACATGCCCATTAACTTTGCGTCCGCTCGGTACGCGGCCGTTGGCATTATCATTCACCGCTTTCACTGCAGCCGGTGTTGCCGCCTGTATTTCACTCGTGCTGTTAGTCGCACTATTGAGTTGCACTAACCCCTTTTGCTTTGTTGAGGCATCCACGATCGCCAGCGACTCTCGGGCTGTCTTTTGCGCCTGCGCACCTCGCCCACGGATTTCCGACAGATCCTGGTCAATCCGTAAAAACAGTCCATCGCCTGTCGCTACGTTTAATGTGATATTGGCCGTATCTGACACCGCCAGACGAAACTGCATATTGACGCTGACACCGCCCACTGGCTTCTCAATCGCAGCACAGTTCGCCACGGCATACAGCTCGCCTGCGTCAGTAAGCATTCCGATTTCACGGACGGTAAAACCGCCCACCTCAGTCGGTAGGACGACTTTCGCCATCATCTGGGTCGGTTGATCGGGAGAAACACTCAGTTCCCCAATATCCCCTCGGTACTGCTCATTGATAAGCTTGGTTTGTGTTGGCTTGGGGCCACCGCCTGCCCATTGCCATCCCCTACGACAAATTTCGCCAGCGTAATTTTGGTTCCACTCGCCAGCGCCTCGGCCTCGAGCTCTTTGCCTCGATTCGTGATAATGCTGTAAAAGTTAGCCATTGGGCTCCCCTGCAAAAATATCGATATCGACATGCGCCGTTACCGCACCCGAAATGTAAAACGCCCCCTCAGTCCCCACGTCGGTGATCACATCTATCTTGCTCAGATGGCTGCGGAGGTTTTTGGCGCGGTCGGTAAGGTTGCGGATCTGTTCATACAAGGCTTCGGTCACACCCTGCGTGCTATAAACCTCAATGCGGAAGGTATACGGAGCTTGTCTTGGTTGATCTTGCCACCACTCCACCACCGTGGTCGGTAGCCCCACAGCGCTTAACGATCGTCGCACTGCGCCTGCGGTCCCTCGATGCTGATGAACATACGCTGCATCCGCGATAACCTGCCGCTTTTGCGCCTCGTCCCATTCGGGGTTCCAATAGTCCACCGCGTATTCCCATGCTAACCACGGCAACAAATGTGCCGGACAGGTCGCGGGATCTTTGACATGCCGAATGGGAACCGGCAGCGCAAGAATTTGCTCAGCGCTAGCCTGCTCGAGCGCACGTTCTGAGGCGAACGCATTGAGAGGAAGTAACGTTTTATACATCGCCTCCCCCCAGCAAACTCAAGGTGATCGCGCTGCAATAAGGCGCAGCTCCCGTTTTAGCTTCAATATCCGCGGTGGGCTGTTCCAAATGAACACGGGTCACGCCCGGTTGATGCAGGGCGCGGTAAATACCCGAAAGCGGCGCTACGCCGCCAATGCGATGCACCTGCGCCACATAGGTTTCTAGCGCTGCTCTTGCGCTCTCCAATACCGTCTGCGCGTCAGGACCATCAGGAATATCCAGCGTAGCCACCACAGCGTATTCACTCAAAACTGCACTTTGTACCGTGACGTAATCCGTTAACGGCCGTACTTCATCTTCGTTTAATGCGTGACTGACCGTATCAAGTAGCGCTTGGGGGCGGTACCGCTTCCGGTACGCGATAACACATACACATCCACCTCACCGGGTCGGTTGTGTGTTTGGGGTCCATAGGCCTCAGCGTCCAATACATCGGGATCGGCGGACTTGGCGTAAAAGCGATAAGCATTACGCGCACCGGCGGTGCTGAGCTGTGACCATGAGAGCTGGATACGCTCTCGATATGCTTCGTCATCCTCCATCACGGCCTCAACCGGCGGGATAGCTTCGGGCTGGGCGGGGATGACCACCTGTCTCGCCACGTTAAATCCGGCACCGATCTGATCTAAATCCGCGCCCAATGCACTGGCTAGCAACACACCGCGCACCGCATCATTGATACGCTGCAGCAACAAAACGGTTTGATACGCGTTAGCTTCACCCTGCTTATAGACCGGATCAGACTCCACCAGCGCGTCATACACCGTATCCAGATCGCGGAGCTTCTCGAGCCAACTGTTAAAAATGGTCGTCGCATCGGGGACTAAAATGGCATCAGGAACAGGAATAGCCGAGAGATCGATAAGATTAGGACTGGTTGCCATAGATAGTTATCCCTTCTAGCGTGACCGGCTGGCCGGTTTCTTTGTTAATGCCCTCGATGGTCAGATCAAAGACGCCATCACCCTCACGCACCACCTGCACACGTTTTACCGTTAATCGCGGTTCCCAACGTGCCAACGCGGAAGCCGTCGCCCCCACAATGCGTACCCGCGTGCTTTCATCCTGCGGGTTATCAATCAGATCAGGTAAATCACTGCCATAATCGCGTAGAAGCACCCGACTGTTTTTTGGCGTACTGAGAATGTCGATAACGGACTGGCGCAGATGGTCATTCCCCGCCAGCCGTTTGCCCGTCTTGGCGTTAACACCCTGCATATCACCTCCATCAAAAAACCCGCCGAAGCGGGTTTAACTTTTCTGTTTGCCGAAATATTCGGGACCGGTTTTATCTTTTTTCTTTTTCTTACTTTTCGATTTTGGCTTGATATCCGCCGCTAAATTAAACGCCACAGAAAAACCCATTGCGCTCAGGCTGTATACCATCGACTCAATCAGCCATGTGCGATCCTCACGCTGACCAAACCCTTGCGTGGTCACGCGTGCCTCTGCGGTCAATGGTAAGTGTTGAGGACGGCACGGCGCGGTGATATTCATCCGCCGCTCGTTGCGTTTGGCCTGCGTCTTTTTCGCCTTGGCTTGCTGGTCTGCCTGCGCTTTATGCGATTGAGTGTACGGGTTCTCGAGGTCAGGGCCATCGTGCTCGGTCTGTGCCACTTTGGTTTGTCCTGTGTCCTCATCGTAGTATTTAACACCGATCTTCCCCTTCTTCTCTTTTCCGCCGGATGAGGGTTTTCCCGTGGTCGAGCCGCGCTGCCCTTCACTGTAGGTCCAGTTCGATACCTCACGCGGGGCAATGGTCACATCGGCAAGGGTTTTGCCGCTGGCGGTTAACGCCGCCCCTTGCTCCAAGAACAGCCAATATCCCCCGCTGGGTTTGCTGACAGCGTTATGACTCCGAGCCAGTCGCGTCAAGAGATTGGCATCCGACTCCGACACCTGATCCAGATGTGGCACCGCAATCATCGCCAGCGCCGGTGCAACTTTGGGCGTCAGGCCGTTGTCGGTGGCCACCGTTTTCACAATGTCACCCAGCGTCAAATTGTCCCAACTGCGGGTTTTCTGGTTTTGCACATCCCCGCTTTGCTTCTGGGCATTCATTGGCGCGGCTGTCGCATAGATCACCACTTTACGCGGAGGACCACTGCTCGAGACGCCACTGACCACAAACCAGCCCTTGTCCACCAGATTGCCGTTAAATCCCAGCCCCAACTGTAATCGCGCCCCCTTGCTCGGGAGCGGCAGCGTTTCTGATAGCAGCGTGATTTGCAGTTCGTCGGCTTTCCCTGTCGCCCCGCCATTGTCCGTGAGCGTCAGCTCTTGCAGGCATTGGCGCAACGCTTTAGAGATGTCTTTGCCCTCTGCCGTCACGCTGAACTCAGGACGGTATTCTTCCACACCGTTCATCGATTAATCCCACAGTTGAAGGTTGGACTCCGCCACCGGCATATCGAGATCCGGCAGCGTGATCAGTACACCCGCGTTATAGACCGGCCCCAGTTCGGCAAGCCCCGGATTAGCTTCCAGCACCTTGACAACAAGAGGCCCCAACTCTGGCCAGCCATAATGTACGGCGCAAATTGCGTCCAGCATGTCCCCCTCACGGGTTTGATGGGTCGTCGGCATAATGTCTAATTCCTATTGAGAACGTTTTGTGGCGCGGTGAGCCGGCGGGGAGGAACTTAGTGGTACTGTCGTTAAATTTCTCAATTACCCAATAGCCCAGCACATCACCCGCCCCGCTCACCAGCTGCAACGGCATTGCTTTATCTGCCAAGTCGTATAAATCATCGATGGCACTCACGCCCTGACGGAAAAAGGCATGCGCTTCCCCTTGCAGCGTAACCGTTCGTCGCTCTTTGCCGGTAAACTGCAATAAATCCGCCTGCCCGATACGCTCTTGCGCACTCCAACGCCAGCTGGCTTCGCGCGAAAGTTCGTTGTAGGTCAACGCATCGATAGAGAACTCGAAGCCCCCTAATATCAGCATCACGCGCGGTGGGTCGCTGGCAGCGGCTGACCGTTGTACCGCTGCGGCGTTTTGCTCAACCGCCGCTAACACAGAAAATCCGCTCATCACCACAGCCCCCCGTTGTCGTACATCGCGTTATTACCGTTGAAGATATCGGTCGCTTGCGCTTTGTTAATCACCTCATCTGCTATCGCAGTCCCTTCCTGCTCAGAGCTTACGTTGATTTCAACCTTTAACTCTTGCCGACGGCTATCGGTTATTGAGGTGGGCTTGCGCTCGATATCAACGCGATCAATCTGCTGCATCAGCGTTGGCCAAGCATCCATATCGGGTAATTCGCTATCGCGCCGAGGAGGGGCATCTTCTTTGGCTCGCTCATTCTCAGGAAATGTCGATACCGATGATTGAGATGCCTCCCGCCGGTTCTTGCTCATCTCCGACGCCCAATCAAACGAGAATGGTCCCTCACTAGGCTTACCGTCCACTGAGTCCAACAGCTGCTGGCTCGTGTTTTCCTGAAACTCGCCGTTAGTGAATGGATTAGCCGTTGCCAGCCATCCCGCCTTGTCCTCTGCCGATTGCCATTGCTTTTTGAGCATCTCAACACGACCGGGCTGATTAACATTCTGAGAAAACCACTCTCCAAGTCCCTCACTTTCCGCTTGGATCGCAGCAATCTTCACAGGTGTTCCGGTCGCAACGGACTGTAATATCCGCTTTTTATTGTCCTGATCGTCCGGCAATAGCCACGACAGTTTTTTTGCCGCCGCGTAAATAATCTTGCCAACAAAAACCACGCCGTTGCCAAACGTCAGCACGCCGGGGTAAAGCTCGTTCTTCATAAAGCTGACGATCTTGCTAATCCCGCCGTTTTTAAACCACTCCGCCAGATTGTCAGTCAGCGCTTTAATTTGCGGGGACAACTGACCACCAAGCTGGCCCGAGATTTCATCCATTGCGGAAGAGAGCACCGTCTGCAGGTTGGTCACTGCGCGGTTGCCCTCCATCGCCCCCCTCGCACCTTCTTCCGTCACCAGTTGGTAGCGTTTTTGCTCGTCCATCAAATCCCGATAGCTTTTGCCGGATTGCTTAATCAACATCAGCATCTTGCTCGCCTCGCCCCCAAACAGACTATCAAGGGCAAATGATGCTTTAGACTGATCTTTTAAGGTCAGCGCACGCTCTACAATCTTACTGAACTGCTCCAAATCACTGAGACCGGCAAGATCACCAGCTTTAAACCCTAATGTTTCAAACGCATCCTGCAACCCGCCCTGCTTGCCGTTCTGTTTGTACTCCCCCGCCTTATGCAGATACTCTTCAAACAGATCGCCAAAGTTCTCGCCGTTCATGCCGTACTGCTTGCCCAATGAGTCCCATGCGTTAAAGGTCTCTACCCCCACGCCGTAGCTCTTAGCGATCCCCACTTTCTCGGCGGTTTGCGCGTTGCGGGCAGCAGGGGCAATCAGTGATCCTAATGCCCCAGCAATCAGCCCACCGCCCCCCAGCGCCAGACCACCGGGGAACATGGACGCGGCGATATTACCCGCTTTAGCGAACGCCCCCTTTCCCAATCCTTGGACGCGTTTAAACTGTTCGGCGCGTTTCAGATCACGATTCAGAGCCTCTTGTGCGGCGCTGGCTTTCTTAATCTCTTTCGTGACGCCGGTATAGTCACGTTTAAGCGCGCTGATATCCTTCCCGGCAAGCTTGGCCTTCTTGATCTCCGCCGACAGCGACTGTTGTTGTTTGGTCAGCTTTTGAGTTTGTTTTTCAACATCCTTGATGCCTTTGTTGATCCCCTGCGTCGAACGGTTCCAACTGGCATCAAGATTGCCGCCAAAGGTGATGACGGCCTTAAGGTTTTGGTTTAATGCCACGTTTTACCGCCTCCACTTCATCAAAGAGAAAATCCTTAAACGTGCTAAACGGCATATCGAGGTAGTCACTCATCGCAAAGTGCAAGCGACGCCCCAGAAACCTTATGCCTTGTCGGATTTCGCTTTCGGACGCTTGTCGGGCGGAAGCATAAAAACATTGAATGCCTCCTCAAGCTGCAGGTAATCCGCCGCGGTTAGCGCATACACATCCTGTTCGCTCATGTTGCATAGCAGCGCCAACATGCGCGCATCTTTTTCCCCCTCACTCCCACGGTCTTTCTCACGGGTGATCCGGTCGCGTACCGTCGGCTCACGCATCGCCACTTCTGTTAGTTGCGAGCCATTGGCAAGGGTTAACGGGGTATACAAGGTGATCGTTTTTGAATTGGCTGGGTACATAGTAGGCTCCAATAAAAAACGGCCCGCAGGCCGTCTGGATAAGATGAATGATTGAGGTTAGAGGCGGATTTTTGCCGCCAGTCCACCCAGTTGATCAACGCCGTTAATACGACGAATAAAGCGCTCAGTATCAATCTCGATAAGCTCGCGCCCTTCCAGCGTCTGCTTGTAGTAGTTGAGCGCAATATCGACCGTGACCGACACTTCAGATTGGGATTCGCCTGCGCGGGCATCGCGTGTGACTTTCGATATGAACCCTTCAAACTCTTCAATAGCCCCCAGCGCGGTACCGTTGCTCATGTAACCTTCGTAGGCCGTAAAGCGTGGTTTTTGCCCTGCCACACATCCCAATAACGCGAGCATGTCAGTATCAATCCCCCAGAACTTAACCTGACAGGTCAACGCCTCCATGCCATCATCGACCGGCGTTGGCGCATCTTGCGCCCCGCTGCGCAGGTTGGTCACCTGAATACTCAGCTCCGGCGGCGTGTATTCGTGCGCCCCCTGAATGCGCATGCCTTTCGTAAAAAAGGTCCATGAGCGTAATGTGCTTTTATTTCCCATTAGGCGGTCATCTCCTCAACGGCATAATCATTATTGACGCGAACGCGCAGGGTAATGCGCTCGGTTGGCGACTTCGGACCGAAGTCGTAATCGATATACAGCTGGCCTGCGGCCAATGACTCGGCGGTGTTGAGCTCTTCATCAAGCCATGCTTTTCCCCCGAAAATCGCTTTGAGCCCAACGAGCTGGCGCATATAGGCATTGATGGTACCGATAATATCGTCGGCAATATCGCGATCGAGCGGTCGGTCGTTATACAACAACACCGTTTCCTGAATGCTGTCTTCGATAACATCCGCCGAGCGGCGTACCGATTCAAAACGCCACTGCGGATCGGTCGTACACAGTCGGTTGCCCCAGTGCTTAAACCCGTCACGGCGCACGATAGTGCTGATATTTTCCATATTCAGCAGGTTGGCCTGACAGTTCGGTTCACCCAAAATAAACTCGTCGACCTGCTCCACGCCGAGGATGTTGTTAATGTCCTGATTGGATTTACTCCACCACCAGCCCTTCTCTACGTCGATACGCGCACGCAGACCCGCTGCGCGTGCCGAATACGGCATATAGACGTTTTCGCCATTAGCATTAGTGACCAGTACGCGCGGACGTAGCAACTCGACGCGCGCACCGTATTGTTGGCGTCGCTGTACCACCTCTTGTGGTGTCGCCATCGATGCACAATCCACGTAGGCCACGCCCCGCAACTTGTTGGCCTGCGACTCCATACCTTTTCCCACGGCATCATCTTCGCTAAATCCGGTAGCAATCAGCACCCGCGGCTTATAGCCAGTGATCGACTCGCTTTGCGACCATGCCTGCATACCGGCAAGCACGGTGGCGCGCTGTTTGGTTTCCTCTGTGTCCACCGGTACGCGTACCACGATAGTGAGCGCCGCACGCTGATCGTTAATATCGGTGATGGCTTGCTTAAGCGTTCCCGCGGTACCGAGTTTATTCAGTTGGCTCGTTCCCACCATCGCCACCGGTGTATTGAGCGGGAAAGGCTCATCTTCACCGCCGGTGAGTGCGATACTAAACGGGCTTACAAGACCCTCAGCTTCGGTAACCGCCAAAGTGATTTTGCTGTCCGCAATCGCCGCCACCAATGGGGGTAGTTCATTGGCTTTTGCCGTCACGACGCCACCGGCATCACAGCCAAGCGTCAACGTCAGTACACCTGCGCTATATTCCGCTGACGAGGGCACGGCTTCGGGGGTTTCGGCATCGGGAACGGCGGCAACCGCCACCACCTTATATTGATTGCCTAAGCGCCCCGGTTCGCTTGCTGCAAATGACAACACGTTATCGAGCAACGCGGTACCGACCGTCGCGGTGGCTTTGGTACCTGCCGAGGCATCTGGGGCCGTCCCGACAAGGCCGATCACGGCGGTTTGGATAGTGGTCACCGCCACCGTTCCCGCCGTCAGTTCAATGGTTTCAACGCCATGAAGTTCTGACATAGTTTCTCCTGACATAAAAAAACCCGCCGGAGCGGGTTACATTTTCTGGTTGGGTTCTTTCGTGACGCTGTCGGTTTCCGTGTGCGTATGGTCGTTATAGGTCAGCCGGATACCACTCATTTTCCCTTTGCCATCCGAGATCTCTCCGGCGGCACCGATATTGCCTTTAACGCTGACATCTGCATTCATCGTACTTTTTCCCTGTACCGTCAGCGTGTCGGTGATTTCAACCGGCCCGTCGAGCGTCCCTTTGCCGACAATCTTATAGGTCCCGCCTGCGGCAATCGTGATGGTCAGCGCATGCGCTTCGCGGTCATAGCGCACTTCGGTTCCGTCACCGTAGACCGTAATATGCTCCGACTCACTGCCTTCGGGTACTGGCGCACCACCGGTAGCCCAGCCCGGAAACACCCGACCGTTGTTCAGCTCTCCCCCTTCCGACAGGACCGTCACTGCATCCCCCACCGCGCACGGATTAACATCGGAGCGGAAGCTCCCAGAGAATCCCTGACACAACGGTAGCCAATCCGTGACAAGCTCACCTATCGAGACGCGGCACTTGGGGATCTTGCCGTGCTGTGTTGAATGAATCACCCCCGCCGCACGATATTGGCAAGACGGCGCTGTAAATCACCTTCCATATCACTCATCGGGCGCCTCATAGATTTTGCGATAATCGGCCACGTGCGCAGCGCCGACTTCTGGCACCTTGCCCAGCCATACCCCTTTCACCGGTACACCACCGCGCGCAAACGGATCTGCACCAAAGGCGGCGCCCTGCTCATAGGTGATACGCCACACCAGATAGTCATCCATCGCCGGATCGAACGCATCCGGCTCCGCGGAGACAAACACGGCGCCATCGATATACGGCAAACCAAACTGCTGGCCATCAATCCACTGGGTTAAATCCGCCGCGGCGGTACGTATGTAAATATCCGGTTTAGTGATAGTGGCGCTGGCACGATCGACCACGATATACAGCGATACCGAAAGCGATACGCTCGGCTGTCCGCTGGTGTTATTCTTGGGGTCCCAGCCATCAACAGAAAGGTAAACGGCAGGGGTCACCAACTGCGTTGTGCTCTCGGGATAGGTATCTGCATCCGCCACCCACGGCAGGGCTTTTAAGGTGCCGATCACGGCGTCATGATAAGCCGCCATCGATAAGGGCTCAGCCATTGCACCTCCTTATAGACTGATTTTGGCCTTCACACGGCCTTTAATATCGGATTGAAAGTGGTGCATAAAAATCGCCATCACATCAGCAAAGGCGTTATCTTCCACGTAATCGAGCATCGGAGCATAAATGTCGATTTCAGCCTCTGACGTTCGTCGTGTCACCGGGTCACGGATAACCACCGTGCGCCGATTCTCACGCCGCGAACGTGCAACCTCACCATTAGCAAAGGTTTGGGATGCCAACATTGAGCCTTTCGGATCAAACCCCGCTTCACCAGTTGATTTACGCCGCGCGGCAATATAGCGGCCTGTCTTCGGATCGCGGCGGTCATGATGGGGACGAATACGCCCGCGAACGCGACCTTTCAGATCTTTGACCTTGATGGCGTTTAACCCAAACCAGAGCTTGGCCTCATCAAGCATCGCGCCACGAGAAATACGAAAAGAGAGCAGACGTTTACGCACCATTGCCAAATTCCGTGGCGCCAGACCGGTTTTTAAATCGGCTAACGCCTGTTTACGCAATGTGACTGCCGTACGTTTCAGCGCACGCGAATATGAATTGCGATACTGTTTGTGCGTGGCACCCGCAGCCTCCGCAATTTTCCAGAGTGCGCCGGTATCGATATCCACCAACATGTCACGGCGTAACCGGCTGTCTCTTGCCATCTCATCGACTCCACTGTGTGATATCTTCCACCGGCTTGCCCTGCTCCCCAACCGCTAAGGTGACGCGCGTGCGGCCCATTTCATCGGCGCCGATATGCGTCACCCAATAATGCTCGGCACCGACCGTGACCGCATGACGCTTGGCCAATCCCTGAATATCTACCGTGTACGCACTCAGCGCGGGGGCAACATCGCGGATTTCTCCGCCGCCATGAACTTCTGCGCAAGCGTCTGGCTTTTCAAAGATAGCGGTAATGGGGCGACGTTCCGCCCCCACCATCAATACCACCGGCAACTCTTCCGCAAAGGTGCGATCCACCACCTTATCGGCACGCTGTAGTCGCTCAGTAAATCGGCTCATTAGAAGCCCAGTCGCACGCGGGACTCTTCATCCCCGGCATCGTTAGTGATCCACGCCGTTCCCGCACGCGCATGCGCCACCGCAGGATTGGCACCATCATCAGCCTTAGCCGTCAACAGGCCGTCCGGCGTCATATACAGCGCCGCACCGCGTGGCCACGTTTCGTCTGCCACTTTCGGCAACACAAAAACGCCGGTCATTTTCAACACACCATCCCCGTCCACGGGGATATTTCCTAAAGCTACCCCCACCACACTGCCGACGATCACCGGCTGCCCAGATAGCACCGCCTTGCCTGTGCCGTTTGTCCAATCCATCGTGGTGCCGTCTTGATAATAATTCTTCGCCATTGTCTTACTCCCGTACCCATGAAAACGGGCGACCTTAGCCACCCGTAGAGATAAAAAAACCGCCTGACTAAGACGGTTTATTTGCTGCCAGTAGACTTGACCAGCCCACGATAATCGAGCGCTGCAACCCCTGCATCAATACGCACCTTGAATGCCGCGCCATCGATGGTGAAACCGTTCTGCTGTTCGATATAAGGTGCATCTACGCCATCCAGATACGCCACCTCGATGGTGTCACGTCCCTGTGCCGCCGTTAGATAGAACTCTTTTTTGCTATTCATATCCAAGCGCGGTTCGGCAATCACTTCGGCAAAGTTCTGGATCGGGTTATTGATGCCGCTGTTAGCATCAGCCCCCGGCACGCTCGCCGATTTAATCAACTGATTAGCGCGAGACTCCAAGGCTACCGGCGTCAGCACGTAGGCTGGGCGAATGTTAAGCGCACGCTCACCGGATTTTTGCAAACGCATCGCTGTACGTGCCGTATCCAGACCGTCGATATCCATTGCTGCGCTAACTAAGTTGTTATGGTCAGCACTAAACAGAGGTTTATCATCACTAAGTTTGCCGTTAGAAGTGAGCACCGCATACACCAAATCCCCTACGGTGGCGCGTGCTGCGCTACCCATCGCCGCGGGAATGCGGGTCAGCATATCTAAATCATCGTTAATGATGGTTTGGCGCGTCAGTGAGAACAGCTCACCGTAGGTCGCCAGCGCAATTTGTTCGCCTTTATCCCCGACGGTAATGTATTTGTATTCGGCACCGTCACGCACTTTACGCAACGCCGCCAGCGAGTTGAGTCCCACACGATTAGACACTTTAAAGTCGGTCAAGGTGCCTTTGCGGGTCCAACGGTCAAAGGTTTCTTCGGCTTCATCCCAGCCCAGCAGTGCCGCTTTATGGGCCACATCCATCAGGATATTGCCAAAGTCAGAGCTGGTATGCGTAAAGGCCATACCGACCATCGCCATCGGCGCTACACCCGCTAGACCAATACCACGATCGGCAAGGGATGCACGCGCCAACTCACGCAGGGTAAAACCAGCGTAGGCGTTATCGGCCTGCGCTTCGCCGTAACCGGCACGCGCCATGATGGAAGCGCGAACCGAGTCCCCGACCAGATTACCGTTACCCGCATAGATGTGTACATTCTGCCCCGCCAGCGGCGTGGTACCGGAAGCCAGCGCCGACAACAGTTTATTGCGCGCCGTATCCGCATTGCAGGCTTGATCACTAACACATTCCGCTTTCAGTGCGGCAAACGCGGGGAACGCGTCAAATACGGCATTCACGGCTGTGACACGCTCCGCATTAGCGGCTGCCATTTGCTGACTAATCGCATTAGCTAACGCATTAATATCTACGGTTGAACTCGTAGGTGCATCAATCACGGGTGCCGCAGACGGCGCTGGCTGTGACTGTGGCGCCGGATTCGATGTAGTGGCACGCGGCGTAATCAAAGCTGTAACTTGCTTAGGCATATTATGGAACTCCTTCATTTTATTCGTATTGATTGACGCCGCAGCGTCGAGGGAAGCTTCGAGAACATCCGCAAAGCCTTTTTCTATCGCCATCGCACCATCGAGCCACGTTTCCTCTTTGAGCATGGCGGCAATCTCATCCCGGCTCAGGCCGGTCTTACGTTCATAGGCGGATAAGAGCAGTGACTCATTACGATCGAGCCACTCGGCGTATTCACGAATTTCGTCAGAATCGCCCATTACGCCGCCCCACGGCTTATGGATCATGATCCATGCGTTTTCAGGCATGTGAACGGTCGCACCGGGTAAGCAAACAATGACGGACGCCATTGACGCCGCAACGCCATCGACGTAAATATCGATTTTGCCGGTGAGCCGCGAGAACGAGTTAAAGATGGCAAAACCGTCCATCACATCGCCGCCGGGACTATGAATATGCAGCTCAATCGCCGAGGCTTCGAACACGCCCGCATCACGGCAATCGTTGAGAAACGCCTGCGCGGTGATCCCCCAATAACCAATCATGTCGTAGAGATAAATCACGACGGGGTCCGTCGCTTTAGCCGCGGCCTTGATCTGGTACCAGCATTCATTTCCGCTGCTGGTTGGGTTGCTTGCCTGTGGTTTGAGTAGTGTCCCCATCGGGATCGGTTGGTTCATTCGTTTGGGCTCCTGAATCGTTCGCGGCGTCCGAGTCAAAGACCAGCCCCCGCTCGCGGTTATATTCAATTTCACGTAGACGCTGACGCCTGATTTCTTGCGGCGATTGACCTCGGGCACGTATCCATTCGGATTCGGTTCCCGCGCCACCGCGCACAATGCCTTTCCACGCCTGCGCCTCTTTCACCGGGTCAATCCACGGCATCACCGGCCCCAGATAGAGCGCGTTATAAAGTGATGAGGGGTCAACATCGTGGGGGATTTTGATGCCGGATAGCTTAAGCATGTCGATCCATGCGCGGTATATCGGGCGACTGTGCTGCCCAACAAACCAGTTTTGCAGCACGTTATAACCTTCAAACCCTTCCACCAGCTCTTGGCGCTGGCTGGAATAACTGCCGTTATAATCACGCGAAATGCTCGAGTAGCTGCCACGTGTACCACCGGCCACCGCGCGCAGCTGGCTGTTACGGAATTCATACAGATGAACGTTAGGGCGATTGGACTCCACCATACCCAAATCCTCACCGGGTTTGAGTCCGTCAAAAATCATGCCCGGCGCAATATCGAACATCTGGTATTTGTTTTCAGGATCTTCAAAATCATCCGCTTGGAAGGTCGCTGCATCCCCTCGCTTGATATAGAACCCCAACGCCGCCGCAATACGTGCCGCAACACGCTCGGATTCTTCATAATCTTTGATATCGCTTAGACGCGTAATAACACCGTGGAGCAGACTCACACCACGGATCTGATGCAGACGCTTGCGCATCGCAAGATGAAGCATGTTCTCCGCCGGTACCCGCTTGGTCTGGGTTGCCATACGCAGCGTATTGCCGGGGTGAAACTTATACACGTTGTAGGCAACCGGACGCCCCCACGTATTAATCTCTACCCCTTGGCGAACCTGCGTACCCTCCACGCTGTTAAGCGACATCGGCACATAGTCGGCTTCGAGCATTTCAATCGATAGCTGCACCTGCGTCGCATGTTTCAAGCCGGGAACAGGACCGCGTACCAGCTGGCTAAAAACTTCACCGTCACGTAACGCCGAACGCAGTAATAGACGCTCCATTTCTGCACGGGTAAACATGCCCGTCACATCAGGGCGGATAGACCATTCAGACCATAATCGAGACAGCTCAGAGGCAAATTCTTCATGCAGCTTGCCGTCGTGCGTCAGCGGTTGCGGCTCCACCTGAATCCCACGCGCACCGATCACCCGTTCCTCAAGCTTGTCGAGAATACCGATCACAATGTCATGGTTTTCATCCAACCAGCGCGCCTGCTCACGTAATGACACGCCAGCGGCAAAAACGGCGTTATCGGCTGATACGCCCGAGCGCTTCGCCTTATGCAGACGAGAAGGGTTTGCCGCTTCATAGGCATTCATCAGGTTGCGGCTTTTCGAGCGTTCAGCCGCCCACCCCGGCGACAGTGCCGCTATGCCCTTTTCTATCCAGTTCATGGCGACTCCTAAAGAAAGTTTGCCAATTTGGGACCATTGCCACGCCCACAGGCGACGCGATAGCGCTTCTCCCAATATTCGAGCTCGTTACGCATCGCAACAGGATCGTGGTTGGTGACTGCGCGTCCATTCACGCCAGTAAACGAAACGGCTTTGCCATCGAGTGAATCGGCATAGGCTTGTCGCACCTTGTCGAGCATGGTTCTGATTTCATCACGCGTCATAGCCAGCCCCCGCCACCAGAGCCACCACCATTGAGCCAACTTGACCCCGAGAGCGAGCTCGGCGCTGCCGGTGATTTGTCCTGTGGCTTAGATTTCTTTTTATTCGTCGTCACTACAACAGCCTCCCGCGCCGTGTCTTCATTAAAAATATTCGGGTTAACCTCTTGAGACTCGGCCCACGCTGGCGGCTTATCCCATGAAATGCGTTCATACCCGCGCAAAAACGCAATGGCGTGGATATAACAAAACAGGTCCATCGCTTCGTTATTCCCCTTGCCGGGCTTGCGCCATTTGCCATCAGCCCCGCGCTCTTCATAGGTCAACTCGTCAAAGAACCATTCACCCAACCAATTTGGGAAATGAATAAATCCCGCGCCCGGCACATCACGCGCCATCGCGTTACTCAGTTGATCTTTGAAAATATCGGTTTGCAGCAGATAGACCGGCACGTCACCGCGTGCATCTGCCCGGCGATCGCTTCGCTCGGTATTGTTGGGGTAAGTTTTGGTCACGGATTTTTGGCGGCGAGTACTGTCCCCCTTCACCAAATACACCCGCTTATGCACGCCGTCTTGACGACACCGACGCCAGAATTTATAGGCGTTATCGGTTACACCGTCCTCACCGCCGCTGTCGACAGCCATCGCCAACACGGGCATGCGCTTGCCGGAGCCGTCAGCCAGTGCATAGGTTTTTTGTAGAACATCGGTGATCAAGAGATCCCAATCCTCGGGAAATGCACCGGGATGCACCTGTAACGATTCGCCGTTTTCATCACAGCGCATGGACTGTTTGATGTTGTAACGGTCTATCGTCCACCGCTCGCCATTCTCTCCATAGCCAACGACCTGCACGACAAAGCGGCGATTTTTACCGCCCTGAACGTCGACGGCTGCCATGAGAAAACGCACTTTTGGCGGTACTCGGCGTTTACCGTAATCCTCTACTCGCGCCATTAACTCATCGCTTCGGCGTTGTTCACTGGCGGCACGCGGCAAGTAGGGCAATCCCCAGTCGGTATTGATAACGGCCTTCAAGGTTTCTTCGCTGCCGGTGGCCTCGAACTCCATCTCAGCGGTCAGGAGTTTGTACACCAACTGCGCCCACGTCTGATAAGCCGCAGCGGGACCCTCCATCCAGAAAGAGGCTATGCGCGAACGCCGAGCTTCACCGGTAATCACACCATCACGATCGATGCTCTGGCCTTCGCGCAGCCAAATCCCGCGCTGGTTAAGCTCACGTTTTTGGTGTGCGGCAATGGCTTGATGGCAATGAGGGCATTCAACATGCGCCGCTTCACTGGCTTTTACCGGATCGGTTTCATCACGGTAGCCGGTCATGGATTCCATCGACGGCTGGAAATACTCGCCGCAATGTGGACAGGGCCAGTACCAGCGACGACGATCACCGCGGTTATAAAGAGACAGTATGCCAGTTGTCGGTGGCGCTTCATGAGGTGATGTTCTGCGCCATTTGGTGTTGCGAATATCGCGCCCCGGTGAGCTCTCCACCAGCGTCATGCCAGACGACATAAACGTCGTGGTACGTTTTGAGGCCAGCGTGAAGGCATCCCCCTCCCCGTCGATATCCTCAGGAAAGCGGTCATAGTCGGTCAGCGCAACACACTTATAGTCAGACGATGACATGATATTGATGGACGGCCAGCCTATCTTTAAATAGTTGCCAGCCAAAAACGTCATATCGTGAACGTTGTTGTCATTGCGTCGCGGGCTTAATCGTTCAGCCACATCAGGACTCATGCGAAACGTGCGGGAAAGACGCTTTTTCGAATGCTCGCGTGCTTTCTCCTCGGTCATTTGCACGATCAACATATCCGAGGGATCGCAGATAATGTTGTACACCACCCAGCCATCGATAAGGCCGATGGTCTTACCGGTACGCGCAGGTCCCACAAACACCACCGCATCATATTCGCGTGATGCTAAACAGTTCATCGGCTCCAACACATACGGCGCAACCGACGGGTCCCACTTCACCGAGTTACCCGCGCCTTTCGGGACACGCATGTATTGTTCCACGGCACTGGCTACCGGCATGCGCCTCGGGGCCTGAATGATTCCCGCCATATTGCGGCGAGTGCTAGCAGCGGATGCCTGTGAAACCATTAATCCTCCTCGGGCATGTCCTCCTCACTTGGCGTATCTGCCTCTATGACCTTTTGCGCAATCTGATCCCGAAGGTCATCAATAATGCATTGGACGCGCTCAACGGCGACCGGCGACAAAGCGCAGTCACGTTCGAGAATGTCGGGGAGTGTTTCGAGCACCTGCACCATCGCTTTGGCCATCGCTGAAAATTCACGCGTCACCTCTTCGGCGGGGATGAGCTCATGAGTTTCTTGCTGAAACTTTAGGCGTTCACGTTCGGACTGAAACCACGCTTTACGATCGGGAGGCAACATCTTATCGACCTCAACCGTTTCGCCTGTTTTCACTAGCTCAGTAAGGATCGCCGTTAACGTATAGAGCTTGAGTTTTGCGTTGCTACCGGGTGCCGGTTCCACATTTTTCAACCGACTAGCGACCGTTTGTCGATGCATGCCAGTAATTGCCGCAAGCTGATTGATATTCAAGCGGACAGATTCGAGTTCTTTATCCATGATGGTGAACACTAAATAAGCAATTCGACATCTTTGAAAATGAAATTTCAAAGAAAACAGAAAGATAAACGGATGATGATGATGCCAATAAAATGCGAAAAACTAGCCGTTTCCCGCGTGTCGCTGCCCCCTCGGTGTTTCAAAACTCAGAAAGGACCCGTGAAAATAGGAGCTATTCGCATCCACGTTCGTGACGGCTCTTGCCCTGCTGGTGGTTCTCCCATCCTGTATTACGGTGCTCATCGCAATAGCCGCTGCGGTCAGTGGTGATATTACGACAGCCATGCTTACGGCATGCACGTGGGATTAATGCAGGCATGTAAACTCCAATAAAAAGGCTACCAAAATAGTAGCCGTGTTTTATTTACCAAACTAAATTATTGCATTAATATAACTTTATAGTTTGAAGGCAATATCACTCTAGGCTTCAGCTTCTCCAATTTTAAGTTTATATATTCTCTTTGTGAATCACTCCCCTGCTTATATAGAGGTGAAATAATCTTTTGGATATAGCCCCACTCGCAACCACCAGAAGCTTCACACTTAGTGATTACATCTCTAATTATTGCGTCAATATTCTGCATAGCCATCCCTCATTAGTTGAGGCCACATATTAACCCATAAAACAAAGTTATTTGTAAATTACATGAAATAAATCACAACACACTGTTTTTAATATAAATAAAGCAAAAATAGCCGAAAAAAATCAAACTATAATACATTTAAATTACAATATAAATGTAACGACTAGGGGTGACATTTATATTTAATTAATCATTGAAACGAGGTTGCGTTTCAATATTTCGTATGGCGTCAAACTTACTATTAGCAATATCAATAGTTGCTAATAGTGGCCTAATCCACAGAACAGCCTGACAATACGTTATCGAGCTGGTGGCAGTGGCGGTACTACCATCCGAGTTAACGCCGCTGGTATTGGCGTGCAAGGCTGTGGCACGTAAACGGTACGTGTACTCGAGCAACCCGCTAGCAATATCAGCAGGGATAAGCAGATCACAGGTCGGCTCTTTCTCAATAATCCTGCGGTATTCAATTTCTTTCTCCTGCGCCTTGGCTTGGGCTGTCACGCCATACTGTCCCGCTGCCGCCGCTATCTGATTAAAGCGATTAAACTGCAAAGACTGCCCAGCAATGATCGAAGATTGTCCATCAATCTCCCCCTGCAGATGCTCAATTGCTTCGGTTTGCTCTTGGTATTTATCGCGGTAATGGTTAGCTATTCTTCCAGCGACGACCAACGCCACCAACAGCAAGCCTATTGCCATCATTCGCCAACTGAAATTGATATTCATACCAACAACGCCGCCCGCGCTTTGTTGTAACGTACCTTTCGATCATCGATACCGTTCAAGCCGCCGTTGATAATGCGTGTTACACGGTCAATATCAGCGCCGTAGGCCATACAGCCTTTTGACGTATAAAACCATGCTGCCGAACGCGCTGCTTGTTGGTCGAGCTCGAGCAATTCAGGCTTGGTCACCAAATCAAGCTTTAGCGCGGCGCCGCATTCGCGATAGTTATCGAGGCCGGTAATCTGGATAAGCCCGCGGCCTCGATACTTCCAACCATCGCCGGAGGCCTTATTACCTAAGAGATTGGCGTAAACCAAATTGGCGATCGCATCTTGTCGAGCAGATTGCGCTGTGGTTCGTCCGAGAGCATTGGCTTGCTGTTGAGTAATACGCTTACCAAATACAGCAACCAAAGCACCCGGTGTATAATTTAGGGATTCAACAACCTGCCGGAAACCGCCAGACTCATGCCCCACTTGAGCAATAAACATCGCCTGATCGGTTGCCGCCGTAATACCAAATTCTTTCATTGCTGCATCGATGTGCGGAAACCAGCGCGCAGCTAATCCGGCGCTAATATCAGCCGCCTTTTGAAACTGTTCGAGATCCATTGAATTGCCTTACTGTTGAGGAGGGACGCCTGTTTTACTGCCGACAACACGACGTAGAACCGAGCTGAAATAATCAATACCCAAGAAGCCAATAAAAACGCTGCCGATATACGCCCATTGCTGATCAAAACTCATCAACATGAGTAGGTCTTTAATAAAGAACGCCACCAGCGCGCACATACCGGCATCAAGAATCCGTCGCCACCATGGTGAGTCCCCGTTATATATCCCCCGTAGGATAGCCATTAGACCCGCAATGAATGCGTAACTTCCCTCGCTGCGGTGCTCTGCAATCCATGTCATTAGCATGGCCCAGAGCTCGGGGCTTTTGTGCATTTTCATGTTCTCCCCCCCATCCACCAGCGCGGTAGGGTAAAATGTCTGAATAGAATCCAATAACAAAAACTCTCAGTCTGAAAGTAAGTTTGGGTAACTCATGTAAATATTTTTCCACAAATAAAAGCCGTATTTTCACACGGCCTTACAATGACTGTATCTTTCACGCTGAAGTAATTGAATATAAACCCCTACAATAAAAGGTTTTGTGCATAGTTTTATAACAAATTACTATTGCCCCTGTTTCACCCGCTCCCACTCTGCTTTTAAACAACTCTGCACATATTTAGTTAATGTCTTTATCTCACCCAGCAACTCTTTATACCTTTCACTTAGCTCATCTACATTTGGTTCTGTGATTGACACACAAGAAATATGTATTTTATTTAATGAATTAACTATGCGAGTTGATATTTCTTCATTTGGATTTAGCATTAATGTTATTTTAGCTATTAAAAAACCCATGTCTTTATTGTAATTATTAGCTATTGTGCGCAATGAGTAAAAATTATTAAAAGCCTCATCTCTTTTATTATAAAGCTTCTCATTAGAAGATAAGTTATGTTCACTACACTCAATTAAATCTAATTTTTTACTGTGTTCCTGTGCAACTACAACATCAAACATCGAATTCTGGTAAATGGGTGCAAGAGCAATAACATCGGCAATTCTGTCTCTTAACTCATTTACCCATGTATGACGATTAGTGGAAAGCACTTGCATGTTAAAGTTTTGCTTTGATATCTCAAGCTGAACTCTAATCTGGGCTTCTCTCTCATTTTTTAAAAAATCCTGTTGTGCAATTCGATCAGCTTTCAAAAATATCTCTTGCGCTTCCCTTTCTTTTTTTGTGTTTTCTGAATTACGCAAAAAAAGCCACCAAGATAGTCCAGCCGGTATAAACCCTGCTAAAAGTGTTGTTACTACTGTTGCAATAGCTGTTGTGTAATCAGTTGGGGTTTCAATATTAATTTTGGGAATTGCATCTAATGCAACAGATAATCGCTCAACTGTATTGCCGTCTAAAAGCCTAAATGGTACACCTTGCCAATCCATTAGATCCTCCTTAGTAAAGAGGGAGATCATAGCAAAGAACCACTCCACATGAAAAAGGCCACCCGGAGGTAGCCTTTGTTTGAACCTGACCGCTAAATGACTTGGAGCTCTAACCTCTTACCGAGAGCCTGCATAGCTTTCTGAATTGCATCGATTTTAGTCGCATGCTTTAGATCAAATAGCCGAGTGATCTCTTGTTTTTTGACGCCCATGCGATTAGCCAGCTCGGTTTGGGTCAAGCTGGAATCAATAAAAGCATTAAGCATAAGCACTTTTGAGGCCACACTAAGCGGCACATCAACAAACTCCCCTGTTACCTCACTGGGTAGCGGTACTTTCCGGTTATCTTCGAAATAGAACTCAAAAGCCGTAACTAAAGCATCAAGCGCCATTGATAACGCGTCTTCGCGGCCATCGCCCTGTGTTAGTGCTTCCGGTATATCTGGGAAGCTTACGAAAAATCCGCCGCTGTCTGGTTCTAGATTTACGGGATATCGCATATTGTTATGATGAAGCCTGCAAGTACCAGCCCCTTTCGAGGCTGGTTTTATTACAATCCTAACTGCTTAATGATTGCTTTTCTTAGCGGCTCTTTTATCTCAGAGCTGGGATGCCTTGGCATTACACTTCGCTTCCCGTTTAGTCTTAGCTTCAAGTGATTCGTACCATTTGAAACCTCAACCCCCTGAGCTTCGAGCCATCTTCGAAACTCGCTTTGCTTCACCACTCCTCCATTCTGTTGAACATGTTATTATAGTAATCATTTATGCTTACCATGTCAACATTTTTGATTACTAGATACTCAAAGGAGAGGAGCTTGCTACAAAAGTAATTAGCGTTTATTGGCCACTAGATATGATAAAAGCCGCCTAACGGCAGCTCTTTAATTTAGAAATCTATTTTTTTCATGGTTAGGGACAACACTTTTGCTGCAGTTCACACACACTTTTTAAATTATGAGTAAGAAACCAGCAGAAGATCAATTTATTTTATTTTTAAATGAAATCTTATCCCCCTCATACACAGAACGCTGCCGCCAGTAACAGCAGCACGTAGGCGCCAGACGTAACAATTCACCCCCAAGTTATCCACAATTATGGGGTGATTTGCTCACTTGCAAAAGAAAGCTTAGAACTCTATCTTCTTGTCCTGTAGGCAGAAAAAAACCGATAAGCACGCCAATGCCTATCGGTCTCATCTGGTTACGAATGACAAAGCTTTAAATGCCAGCTTGGTCAGTCTGTAATCCGTCTTCTATGTATAACGCAAAATCATAGTAGCAGTTTTACAGATCCTGTAAAGGCACCTCTTCGACTTAAAAGGTCTACTATGACTATCGACAGAAAGACTCCATTGTGGTGCGTAGCTCTTGCACTATTTACAATGGCAAGCGTATCGCCCACCGATCAGGTCGGGCATATTATTCAGCTTTTTCTGCAAATAAATATTGTTATTAGCTGATGTAAAGGGCTTCGGCCCCTTTTTTACTAAACTTAATTATTGCCACTAACCGTAGTGGCCACGCCCATGCCCTTGGGATTGCGTCGCGCTATCGCCGCTAATAACCGGTGCGCGTTTGGCCATCGCGCTGCTTTACCGGCACATCTTCTTCCTCATTAACCCTAACCAGCGTGTGTGCAGTTCGACCCGCTTCTGGCTCCATCTAGTGGACTCGGGGCCGCATCATGACTGTGGCATACAGTAAGCGCGGTTTAACCACGTTAGTGCTTCATTTTCTCATCCTCCAGATACGCAAAAACCCGCACTAGGCGGGTTTATATATAACTTTGGCAACATACCAAATTAACGTTAAATATCGCTCAATTTATTCATTTTTGCAAGCATCACGTCATTAAAATTAGACTTGTTAGCTGATCTTGTCTCGATCGTGTCATGTAGAGAAGTATTATCAAGGCTATGGCAAACCATCAATATGCCTCGCCAGTGGATAGCATAATTAGTTGACCAATTATTCAGCTCAATGCCCATTAGCTTAGCCAACTCAGTCGCGGAATAATTCTTGCCTAGAACGCCGCCACAGCTGTATGCATGTTGCTGTACTGCCAGCCATACAAGCCTCGCTATGCGCGCCGTCACTTTTTTAGTGATCCGTTTACCTGCTAAGGTTTTTTTATACTCCTCCCAAACATGGGTGGTGATCTGAACTTGATAATCGTAATCAAGATTATGCGCATAGCAGTAATAAACCCACGCACGCTGGTGGCCTTCCAACTCAAACACGGCTCGACGCCAAGAGCTGAGGCAGAATGTTATTTCTTCAATCGGTGGCTTTGGCCTCTTACCCCCACGAGTTTCTGAACATGCTACAGGGTCAGATTGCCGGTATTGGCCACCAATCTCGACCGCTGGTCTACGCTTGTATCGTGATGTATTGATTAGCGCAGCCCCCTGAAACGCATCAAGCTGCCCCTTTGTTCGACTTCCATAATCCGCAAGGGCCAAATTTAAGCGCTCACGAACATATTCTAAGTTACAAGCTCTCATTACTCAGCGCTCCCCACACGTTACGCTTGAAAAATTGCGCCAACACCCAGCGCGTAATTTAAAAATTCAATCAATAGGAATCGCTGATCCCCGTGTTTCTGCTCCCATCCTGCAACGTCCTTGTGCAGCTCGTCATGGCACCGTCTGCATAACGGCAACACGAACAAGTCATGCGTCTTGGTTCCCATCCCGCCGAGCCCGTGATTAATCACATGATGCGGATCGTCAGCGGGATTATTGCAACCGCAGCACTTTTGCGTTTTTACCCACCGTGTGTACTTCTCACACTCCCAGCGCTGCAGCTTAGGTTTCAACATAAAGCTCGCGGGTGGTGCTTCATCTCCTGCCAGCTTAATAATCGGCTTAGCTAACACAATAAGGTCGGAAAGCACCTTATCTGGGTCTGGCTGCCACGGGTTAATGTCGGCCTCTTTCATAACACCACCTATAAACGCTGGTGGCTCTGGCGTCTTTGTGACGCGATACGCAATGCTGGTTGGCAGTAAATGGGTCAGGCCATTAAGAAAAGCCCACCAGCCAAGTTCCGGTAGTGTCAGTTGGTGTCCTTCGTTAAAACCTAATGAACGCCGCACCGAGTCCACCAGCCATTCGGCACGGTTGGTTTCGGCTATATCGCCCAACGACGGATGAAACTGATCATGGTGAAGGTTGTCGCAGCTCCAACACAGACGAACGGCACCGTTTTTATGCGATACCGTATTCAAATTGCCGTTGTGATAGCTGCGCTTCCATTGACAGGTTTTAATTTTATCAACCCACACCTCGAGGGCGCTTTCGGTACCCGCGGCTTTAATCACGTCGTAATGTGAGAAAAACGGGCGCAGCGCCATATCGTTGGCAAGGTCTTGAGACTGTGCCGGTAGTTCACCCGCAGGCAGCTTCGCAAACTCTTTCGGCACCTCGGTGATCATGAGGCGCTGGCCTTTGTGAAATTTGCACGTCAATTGCCCCGGCTTAAGCAAAACCACACCCGCGTCGGTTTGTGGGAATGCCGTGAGGATCATGCGCATACCGTTACCTCATCGATTACCAACTCAACACGACCACCTTTAACGACTGGCCCCCACTTGGCTGAAAGCTCTTTAATCTGGCTATCGTCAGCCCATACATTTGCTTTTGTCAGCGCATCAAACAGAGCCTTAAAGTAGTTATCCAGATCACGCTTCGCCTTGGTCGGCGGGAATAGCACAACGGAAACAGATACGTGCTCAGTAATCACCTGCGGCTTACGGCGTAGCTGCTCGATAACCATCGCGTATGTTTCAGCTTGATACTTACGTCCACGTTCGCTCACTAGATGCTTACCGATTGAAGTGCCCTTATTCGGGGCACGCCAGTAACCATTTACGCTGGGTGGAAATGGAAGAATCAGTTTCATAGAATCCTTAAATCTCAAATGCCATCTGAACGCTAAACCGGTCTTTCTCTGGGCAATAATTCAGAGATGATGCAGAGTTAAAAGCTTCTATGCGCTCAACAAGGACTGCAGCACGCGTTTCTTTAGAAGCAGGAGCGTAAGCACTTTTGTTCCATGCCTTATCTATCCCGATATTCCTAGCAACGTTTGTGCTATCAGCTGATGAAAGTGGAATGTGAGAGAAAATATCTTTATTCAGCATGCGAAGACCGTGAAGTTTGGTAATTGGATAGCCATTTGAATCGACAACATTACGGATCAGGTCGCGTAATTTTGCCCGACAAGCACGTGGGCGCTTTGCGTCGTACTCCCCCATTGAACCAATGCATACTCGCGGGAACTCATGACATAGTCTGATGAATCTCTCGTCTGGTTCATTCATATGCCATACTGGTGCACCAACGAATTTTCCGTGAGGCCATTCAGCGATTAACGCATCGTTCTCTTCGCTAGTTCCGCCGATAACATCCGGGATTACAGCGAAAGCAAAACGAGGATGGTTCCCCCAGCGCTCAACAAATGCGTAATACTCATTCCAGTTAACCATTTGGCTCTTTGTCCAGAAGCTGAATGCCCCGTTATCCAGAGCGAAAGATTGGGTTACCTCTGAAGCCAGTTGTAGTTGGCTGGAATTTGCAAAGCTAATAAATGCATGGCGCCCTTTCCATGCTTTGAGTGCGCACGTGTCAGGCGTAATTGGTCCGCCGTGGTAATGGATCATGCTGCAACCCCCACCAACTTTTCAGCCATACGACGAACCTGCGCCAGAAATGCATCTCCCCGAGTGATTAGATCATCGCGGGTGACATAACTGATTGCTGGACCGCGCCACTGCTTATCAAGAATGACAACAGCACCGGCAAAAAATGCACCGGTAGGCTTTTGCTTCTCGTCAGCGGGTTTGAACCACACAGGCAGATCAAAACCAATACGCCCACGAATAAAAGCAACATGATCGGCTTCTTCTGGCCACCATACTTCGCTGGTTGCCGCTTTAATGAGGAAAATGTAACGACCGCCCTTCTCGCGCATAGCCATCGCATGATCGATAATGTGCCGCATACCTGTGACATATTGCCCGTCGTACTCTTTAGCGCGACTGTAAGGGGGGTTTGCGTATGCCGCGCCGCCCAGCTCTTTTAGACGTTCTGACCAGTCCTGAGTCAGTGCGTTGTCTTCGGCGGTGTAGTACGCATCACATTTAGCATTATCAGCATCAGCAAACAGATCGAGAGTGATTGGCCCAAACATCGCGTTAATGCCCCAGAACAATGACTCAGGGGTACGCCACTGATCTCCAACGTCTTTGATGTAATGTTCTGGCTCTGCGCGTTGAGCGGCTAAAGCGGCGCAGTATGGGTTGATGTCCATATTCACGACAACACCTCCAAACGAACAACCGTTTCATAGTCCATACGCGGATCAGCCGTGACATCTGTTGCTCTGCAATGCATTGAGCACTTATTGCGGCATTTAACTGCGTGTTCCATATCCTCTTCGGTACCGCAATTCTCAATGACTCGTGACCATTCGTATTCAGCGCGGCGCCACTGTTTTGCCGCTTCACAGCGTTGGGCTCTTTCCTGATGGAGCTGAACAAGTGCTGGCCGGTGGCGGCGAATTACTGGCATGGTTTGTTGTTTCACAGGGCACCTCCCGTACGCTCTACGAGCCACTTTGGTAAATCGCTTCTGTCCACCGGTTTTGCTTGTTCTCGAGGCTGTTCGCTTGAATAACCGTTTCTAAAACCGGCAGGGATCGATGAGTAATCCTGATTTGAGAAATCCATATCAACGTAGCCTTTCGGCTTCGCTCGATTTCCTGTTGCCCATTGGATGCGAGGCGGTCGGCCAGCCTTAGACCAATTCGTTGCGGAGCTCAGGTAGGTTGGGAATTTACCCGGACGGAATAGCGTGGTCGGGTTCAGGTTCGGAGCCATATCCAGATTGCTTCCCCAGCGCTCAACGCTGAAATCGACAACCAAAATCAGCTCGCCAGTAGTGAAACCATCTCGCAGACGGCCACGGATATTCTCAAGTGATGATTTGCAATTCTGGTACCGAGACGAGGTGACACGGTTTAGATGTTTGAGCACCTGAATGGCCTGATCGGTAATTTCCACCTCAGGGTCGGCCGGAGGCTGACAAAAGGTTTTATTACTTGATGGATCAGGTGTTGAAGTTACTGATGGATCGCCCCCAGATTCTGACGGGTGAAAACCGCCCTTTTTGCTGGATTTCGACGCGTCGGATTTTGACCCGTCAAATTTTGAGGCGTCAGATTTTGACGGGTCAGATTCTGACGCATGAGCTGCTAAGCGAAGTTTCTCAACGTTGAGCTGGTAAATATTGCTGGCGTTCCGGTTACCTGCGCGACGTTGTTGGCGGCTAATCCACCCTTCTCGCTCAAGTTTACCTAGCGCTGTACGAACAGTGCTTTCACCCGCACCAATCTGGCGAGCAATGGTCGTCACTGAGGGCCAACTTTTGCCCTCATCACTGCTGAAATCGGCCAGACGTGCCATGATGGCCACCTCCGAGAGTTTTAGCCCCGCAGCTGCGCAACCGTCCCAGACGTAACCTGATAACTTGTTGCTCATACGTCGATCCTTTCAAAACGAGAGCGAAAGAGAATGAGCGGCGATGCGCACTCAAACTCATAGCCCTGACGGCGATAAATCACTTTCTGGTTAACTCGGTCATATCGGGTAACGTGAACAACGATCCCGTTCTTGTCGCGATAGAGGCGATCAAGCGAAGCAATACCTTGTGTCATGGCATCCTCCGTTTTCTGGCTATTACGCCCACAATCGCCGCAGCCCTCTTGTGGTTACATGGCACCCAACGGTTTGCTATTCTTCGTTCATACCGTAACGGCGCTGGTGGCCGGACGTTAGTCGCTGGTAAGCAACGCAGTTGCGGCACCTGAGTATTTACTGTTAAATTGCTCACGCGATTATTTCTCCACACAAGAATGTTTCGCACCCGACGCCAAGAGCTGCATACTCTTGGCGTCACCTTCTCCCCACAACATTTCTGAAATCACCCAAATCTCAGCTATCAAAGACTGCGCGCGATACCCTTTGGCACGTAGGCGTTTGCTTTCTTCTCGGTCAAGCACGCCATCATGGGTGAACTCGTTATGTGCTCGGCTAAAGTCACCCAGCGCCGCCAGCAGATCGTTAAACTTGTGCAGCAGCTCTTCATTCCCGACCTGATCCACATCAGGCAATTTCACGAACACACCACCAGCACGCTTACACATAGCTTCGGTAATATCCGTGCGACCAGAAAAAGCCTCCATTTGAATGACCATGCCGAACGGCACCATTTGCCCACCGATCTGGCGAACGCGATTACTTAGCGCGTTATGGGTCCCATCGTGTGATAGCTGTTGCGCCATCGCTTCATACCCACCCGGTGTCGATGTGATCAGCTTGTGCATTGCTGCCGTCATATCTGCTGGGGCTGGAAAGTTTTTGTTGTCCACAGTGTTGGTCTCTCTTTTGTGGTTTTATTTATTGCTCTCTGATTTATGATTTCCCGAATAAAGCGCAGGGTCATACTTCAACTCGCCATTGGTAATTCGCTCAACTTTTAGAGCTTGTTTCTCTGGTATTACGTCCCCCCAGCGACACACCGCAGGATGGCTAATGCCGAGTACCAAGGCTGTTTTTCCTACACCCCCAAAATATTCAGTTACTCGTTTCTTTTTCATACTGGCTCCAATTAGAAATTACATCACAAAAGGTAACAAAAGGTACATCATGAAGCAAACACTTTTCACATCCGTTTCGGGTAACATTGGTTACATGAAAAGTGAAATGAATGAGCGGATTCGTTCGCGGCGGCTGCAGTTAGAATTGACTCAATCTGATCTGGCGAAAATGCTCAGAGTAAGTCGTGTGTCCGTAACGAAATGGGAAACGGGGGTTACAAAGCCTGATGGCGAGAACCTGCATCAGCTTGCTGCGACTCTTCAAACAACCCCAGAATGGATCTTATATGGAACTGGAGATTCACCAACAGATGACACTGTTGTCATTCCAAACTTATTGGCACCTACAGCGATTCCAGTTATATCGTCTGTACAAGCAGGAGCTTGGACTGAAACACATGCATCCGCGCGCTTATCTGATGTTATCGGTTGGTGCCATACGACAGTGAACGTATCAGATGAAGCTTTCGCACTAATTGTTCGTGGTGAGTCAATGACAAACCCGAACGGGGCACCAACAATACCTGAAGGGTCAAAAGTTATCGTTGAGCCGCATTATGGTTGCATCGAAGATCTTTACGGGAAAATTATCGTGGCCATACTTGATGGCACATCAGAAGCAACAGTAAAGAAACTTGTTTGGGATGGCCCTAACCGCTACTTGATGCCACTTAACCCATCATTCAAACCTATTGAAATAAATGGAAACTGCAGGATTATAGGTAAAGTCGTTCAAGTTACCCAAGATCTCTGACTAACTTCCTGTAAAAAAAGCCGACAGCCAATGTCGGCTTTTTTCTACCCACAATCCCCCTTTCAAATCCATCATGTAACTTTAAGTACATTTCATATTGACACCAAAGAGTAACATTAGGTACATTTATTTCATGATTTGTGTAACTCATCTTACCAAACATATATTGCAGCTTTGGCGGTTGCAGGATTTCAACCAGAGGATTGATGGCTGTTATTTGGCCTGTAACCGCCCTTTTTAAGCAGTACACAGATTTCACATTCTCACGGCGGGAAAGAACGCAATAAGGGGAAGTTCATGAGCAAGAAGCAAATCACAGATCTTCTGATAAGCGACTATGGCATTACTTGGGAAGCTGCATATCACTACGCAAGTACAGCTGAATGGGATTGGGTTCTGGCTGGGATTTATATCCGAGAGGACGTCAAAAATGGAAATCTTTATTACTGATATTTTTAAGACGGCTCGGAAAGGCGAGTACACAACTAAAAGAGCGCTGGCATGAAAAATATATCTCGCAGCCATTAAAACGAAAGCCGGGACGGATGGCAGAAACGCGGTAGTGCTCTTTTAGTTGTGGTGTAGCTCAGTTGGTAGAGCGTCGCAAGCGTTCATAGCGTAGCGGGTACGCGCTGGTTCAAGTCCAGCTACCACAGCTCATTTGTGTGGAGAATTATTAGAGATCCAATCTGTTTGTGTGAATTTTCATTAATTCGCACCGGGGAAACTCATATCTAAAAAACGTGTGGAGAAATAATCGTGAAATTAAATGAATTACCCCCAAAGACGCTAATTAAGCAAGCGCATGCAGGCGTGAAGCTTATTACTGAACAGTATCCAGATGCGGCAGCAATATTACGAGAAACTGTCACACGCTTTGATGTGTTGTGTGAAGTCCACCAGCAAACTCAAAAGCAGCGTGATGAACTGGCTAATGATACCGAATATTTAAAAATGCGCTTCAAAGAAGCGGATCTGTTATTTGGCAAATTAATGCTGGCTATGCGAGCAGCAGTGATTGAAGCCGAACACGGAGCTGGGCCAACCGCTGGGATGAGTTGGATATTTAACACATTACACGGCCCTAATGAATTCGCTCCAAAAGCAGAAATAAATGCGCAGGAATACTTCGATCGGGAATCGAAAATCATCGATGTTGAGTTTTCAAAATGCATGGATTTCTTTACTAGTCGCCGCAGCAAATCATGCAACGGAGGCAGTGATGCCAAGTAACAGCAAAGATATGCAAAAACGCTTTGAGGAAGATACTCGCGGACACTCAATGAAAATTCATCATGATGATGGCATCTATCGCCATGTTGAGTTCTCACGTAATGGCAGCAGCATCTATCGATTCGATCTAGTGACTTGGCCCGGCTATCTGTCTGTTTCCGGTGATATGGGGGAATGGGTATTCTCACGCATACATGACATGTTCGACTTCTTCGTAAATCGTGATGGTGGCATAAATCCTCGCTACTGGTCCGAAAAACTTGCTATGGGTTCCGGTGGCAGTGGTCGAGATAAACACTGTCTTGAGTTCGACGATGATGCATTTGCCAAAGAGTTGGATGAATGGCACGAATCATGGCTTGAGGATGAGGAACACGACGCCAACGAAATCGAAGATGTGAAGCAAAGAATATCAGAACTGAAACGAGAGCATTTCAGTGATTCGCAGGAAGCTTATAACGCAGTGTTCGAGTCCGATATTCCCGGCTTATATGCCTACGAACTATTTGAAAGCAACTCATGCGAACGCTACTCACATCACTACCTATGGATTTGTTATGCCGTTGCGTGGGGTATTGAGCGATACAAAGGCCAAAGGCTAGGGAATAAAGCCATAGATAAGTTTTTATCCATTCGCGGGTATAGAGCAATGTCTGAATTAACGACTGAACGTTTAGAAAAAAGAATCAAAAACTGTATCGAAGTCGGTAACAGCTGCGTGATGTTGCCAGTCAGCGTTGCAGAGGAGCTATTGGCGTACAGGAAAACAGTAAATCACCTGCTTGATAGCGACGGTAGTCGTGGAAGATTCAGCGCGATGGAGCTCTACGATGCGAGAAAGGATTTAGAGCTGCTGCTTGCGTCTACGGCGCAACCTGTAAGCGAGCCTTACAAGTTACCCGAACTAAACGATGAGTTGATTGAAATCCTCGGCCGACCCAATTTTACATGCACCAAACTAGCCGAATGTCTTCGCAATTGCGGGCAGCACATAAAGCGAAAATCCGAACACGAGCAAGCCGCTGTCCTGCATGTTCTGCTGAATCTATACATCAAGCATGGCAATGACTGGCGTAAACATGCGGAAGAGGCATTTACTCCAACAGTGGCGCAGGAGAGCGAATAATGGCAACGCTTAATTATGACCCCACTGATCCGGACAAAATGAAACTGCCAGCGGGTAAAACCTGCGGTGATTGCGTGCATATTCGTCGTTGTAAAGCCATTTTCGGACACACCGAAGCTGATACTTATTGCGATTGGTCACCATCTCGCGCCGCATTTTTAGCGCCTACAGCACAGGAGCAGAACAATGGATAACCCAACTCTTCAAGCACCAGAAATAGAAGAATGTTCGAGCTGTGGCAACGAAGCTCCAACCTATACAAAAGACTGCCCACATTGCGGGATGGAGAAATGTGACCAATGCGATATGGGTGATGATACGAGCTGCATAAATTGTGAGGGTGAATAATATGATTAACTCTATCGTGATCGATACCGAAACTATGGATGTACGCCCTTCTGCTCTCATCCTATCCATGGGTGCTTTTGCTTTTGATGTGGACGATCTGGAAGGTACCCGCGAATCTATTTTGGCTGTAAGTCGTGATCCTGAACTCTCTGAGTATTCAACTAATGCGTTCTATTGCCTGCTTGATGCTAATGATCAGCTGATGCTTGGGCGTTCTGTCTCAAAAGATACGCAGCATTGGTGGAGAAATCAGAAGCAGGACGCGCAAGAAGCGTTATCCGGCGACCGAGAATCTTTAGCCGATCAGCTGCTTAATCTGAATAGTTGGATAGCTCAACATCCTGGTGCAATTATTTACTTTCGCGGTACCGACTTTGATGGCTCTATTCTAGAAAGCGCATACCGCGCCTGCCGCATGGAATGCCCTTGGAAGTACAACGGAAAGCGCGACGTTCGGACGTACATCGATGCACTAACTGGCAGTAAAAAAGGTTATGTGCCTGACCACCAGCCGTACTTTCAGATGATTAAGCACAATGCACTTCATGACGCGATGAATGATGCCGAGCAGATGGCTATAGCTAAGAATTGTTTTGGGGCGGCAGTAAACGCAGCTTAAATTGTTTACCGGCCCGTTGCAGCGGGCCTATATTTAACTTTGTGGAGAAATACTATGGCTAAAGAATTCAAACTAATGAAGTCTAGCCAGTGGGCATCTAGGGAATTCGAGAAAGGATCTATACCCACGTCAAAAACTATCAAACGCTGGGTACAAGACGGCGTGATCAATGGCAGGATCATTGATCAATCTGTCTGGGTCTTTTCTTCGGAGCGAATGGGAGTTGCTTCTGCAGTCACTTCCCACGTTAACGCTTTGATAGAGGATGACTAAATGGCCGCAAGACCACGAAACAGGGAGTATCGCCATCTCCCTGACTTTTTAAATTTCGATAAAGATAGGCAGCGTTATATTTTAACGCTTATCTCGGGTAAGCGAAAAACCATAGGTACAGATCGAGCGTACGCTATAGCAGTGGCGAAAGAATATAACCTTAGAATGAGGCCAAATGTCGCCGTTAGTCTTGAATCTATCATTCGTGAGGAAGGTGGAATTAACGGTGAGGCTAAACCACTTTCAGAGCATTTAGATCGCCTGATGAAGAGAATTATTATTGACGAGAAGCCTGCCCAAAGTACGCTGGCAGACTGGAATAATGATTTAGTTAGGGTGAAAGAATACTTTAGTGATATTGCTGCTTGCGATATCAATCTTGAGCATGTCAATGGGTTCATAGCGCGTTATCACACGGCGAGTTCGGCTAACGTTCAAAATAGAAAGGTTCTCTTTCTGAAGAAAATATTTAGCTACGCTATGGATGAATCTCTGATGTTTGATAACCCTGCGACACGCAAAAAAATGCGAAGAACAGACCAAAAACAACGGCGGAGGCTATCCCTTGATGATTATATGAGAATACGAGGCGCTGCAGCACTTTGGTTACGAACAGCAATGGATTTAGCATTACAGACGGCACAAGCACGCCTAGAAGTTTCTAGGATAAAATACTCCATTAAAGAGCCTAAAGAGGGGCTATGTGGTTGCGTCTGGCTACCATGTGAACAAAATGGCGTTTTTGGCACACTGTATATTCATAGACAAAAGGTAAAGCACAAAGAAGCCTCCCATGTTGCAATCCCTATTGGCCACCAGCTAAAAGAAATAATTGAATCAAGCCGAGATAATATTGCGAGTCCTTATGTCGTTCATCGCCTGCCAGATAAACGGAGTAATGACATAAGCAAAGAGGTTAAGCACCCAACACAGGTAGCTCCTGATTATCTCAGCCGCGCTTTTTCTGCTCTACGTGACCAAGTTGGTGTTGGTGAAAACCTACCAATGGAGCAGCGTCCTACATTCCATGAGATACGAGCACTGGCGGCTCACTTATTTGAGAAACAAGGAATAGATCCACAGGCTAGGATGGCTCACAGTGACGCTAAATCAACAAAAATATATACACAGGATCATGTGGATTGGGTGTCAGTTCCACATGCTGAAATCAAGGTAAGCTAGCGGTGTAAAACCCCACCTAACTTATTGATTCTATTAATACACGTTTTCCGAATATTCCACTGTTTGCATAAACAGTGAAACGGTCTAAAAGCCTTGATACATCTGGCTTTGCTGGCACATAGAACAGGTTCATGGGGTGTCGGGGTCGGAGGTTCAAATCCTCTCGTGCCGACCAAAGAACTCCCAAGAAAACCAACCTATTATGGGTTGGTTTTTTTATGTCTTCAATTTGTCACTACGGCTAATATTACGCGCAGCAAGAAGTAAAAAAGCCCCCAAAGTGATTGGGTGGCGGGCTGAGGAAGTGCTCGTGATGGCTGAAGCAGGACTGATATACGACGAATTTAGGGTAGTCTAAAGCTATTTGAATCCTCATGACCACGCTGAGGTATACTGCTTCAGAGCGGGGTAAATAAATTACGTTGCTATAGACAGACATCGGGATTGTCGCAGTTCTGGTCAGAAGACATTAGGATTGAGAATATGGAAATAAATCACTGCGAATTACATGTCAAAGACCTTGTCGGCCTGTCCCTGATTTTGATTGTGTGGGCTGTACTCGTCTGGAACTTCATTTCCTGCTGTTTCACAGGGCGTGCTAGCTTTATGTTTTCCCGTTATAGCTTCAGACGCACCAAGGACGAATTGGGAATCATTGGGGATCGAACGGGAAGTAAGATACTCTATTTCTTAGCTATGGCGCTCAAGTTACTTTTAATTGTATTTTTTTCATACAGTGTATTTGTGCCATTGTTCAGCCCTGGAGTATTTGAGGAAGTAATGGGTCACATTTTTACCTGCCATAAATGAGTTCTGATACTCTACCCTCCCCCCACGGTGAACTTTTAATGTTAATAAGTTTGTTCATTTCGTTACGTTGCTTCTGCAGATGGAGCCCCTCTATAACGAATAAAAAAACAATCATTAGGGTCTTTTAATACCTAATTAACCAAAAGTAACATAGCATTTTCATAATAGATAAAATTAGATATAATCAAATATTATCTATTATTAATAGCATGGCTAATTTTTATTACATGGATACAGACAAAAATTTCAATCATGAAAATGATTCACTATTCAAAAAAAACACTATTAAAACAAGCAATAACAATCTAAAAGTACTAAATATTGCATTCTGTTTTGATGATAATTTTGTGATGCCAACAGGTGTAGCCATTGCATCTGTCATTGAAAACAATAAAGACTCGCACCTCCACTTTCATTTATTCTTCGAATCCATTTCTGAAAAAAACAAATCTAGAATACTTGAGATACAAGGTGATAACGTTTCAATAACAACATATGAACTTCAGGAAGAACTATCCGTCAATCCTAATACACTCATTCTGGGAATCCCAAAGTCTACGTGCTTAAGATTTATGGTTCCTTTTGTTCTACGGGATGAGGTTGATTCTGTTTTATATTTGGATGGCGATATGATTTGCTTAGATTCATTACACGCCTTACATGACCTAAACCTTAAAGGACATATTGCCGCTGTAGTTGCTGACTCTAAAGAGATGCAACAGAAAGCCAGCACACTAGGATACGGTATTGATACCGATAAATATTTCAATGCAGGATTTTTATTTATCAATGTATCTGAGTGGAATTTTAAAAATGTCACCGCCGTGGCATTTAACATGATCAATAGCGGTACAATTTATAAATATGCCGATCAGGATGTATTAAATATACTCTTAAACGAAAACATTAAATTAATTGACAAGAAATATAATAAAACTATAACGCTAAGCCCTATCGATAGGGTAGATGATAATGCATCTCGTGGCACAACCATTTTGCATTATGTTACAAAAAATAAACCGTGGTTTATGATATTTGAGTCTCAGATTTTCTTTTATTACCTGAATCAATCTCCATGGAAAGACACGCAATTAAAACTGACACCTAATGCTAGCCTGCTTAGAATAAAGGCAAAAAAACTCCTTTCTGATAAGAAATTTGTCGATTGGATAAAATATTTCTCCCTATATATTAAATATAAATTATTTAGCAAATAAAACCATCAGCATTATTCATGTAGCATTTGACCTAAATTGGCTATTTCAAATGCTACATCATTAATCTCTTAACCTTCCACCGAGCCTAGTGTAGTTCGGCGCACCTCTTCCTCGATATGAATTCACGCACCTCATCATAACCATCATTATAGTTTTTCATGGGACTATATCGTTAAATATAAAAATAAGCATCACTGTGATTAGAAAAAACGATAAAGATATAGATTTCATGAGGCTATAACCTCTGTACATACTTTAAAAAAGCTTATTTTTATAAAAAAATACATAATAGTGATACTCAAATTTCTCATAATTAAATAAACCTCAAAGCATTTGAAATACCGATTAAGATAAATCTTATATTCATTTCATGGTGATATTATTTCATTTTACATCCAATTAACATTGAGCTATATCTACGGCTATCACTGATTAAAGTGATTTATAACAATTAGATTATATTGAGTACTTATTGGAGGGTGTATGAAGCTTGGATATGATAGCTGTTTTGCGGTTGTGCTTTGTCATCAAGAATCAACGGTAGTCATTGATGATATTACAAAAGTCCTTGTACCTGCATGCCATAAAATACTCCTCAACTGTCAAGCAAGCAGTCATACCATACTGTCTGATGGGCTGATTGAAGTGATAAAAATTGATCACTGCACTATTCGTGACTTTTTGGCATCAACGACATCTGATGCTTATCATTTGCCCTATAGACCGAAAAAAAAATATTGGGAGTTTATCTCTAAATGCATATTCGTTGAAGTATTCTCATTAGTCATCAGACTTTCAAAAAGTTCCCACTTATCAACGATAGAGGCATACTATCACAAGAGATTACTTCATTTACTGCTTTATACATTCTCCACAGATAAAGACTTTATCCCCTACCTCATCAAAGAGATTAATTTAGGGCTAGCATTCGCTGTTCAAGAGTTAATTATGAGTGACCTTACAAAAAACTGGTCTTTAGACTCAATCGCAAGATTACTTTTTGTCAGTTCAAGCACCTTAAAGAAAAAACTTAAGCAGGAAGGTACGAGTTATCAAAAAATACTTGTTAAGAGTAGGATGCAGTATGCTGCTAAGCAGTTGAGTATAAACAGTAACCTAACAATATCCCAGCTAGCTGAGCAGTGCGGCTATAGCCATTTATCTTACTTTATATTTGTATTTAAAAACCATTACGGCGTTACACCTTATCAATTTTGCCGAAAACAGATGGCTGCGTAA